TATTAAAGCTGCGTCCATAGCATCTGCGACTTGTTGTGCTTTTAGTCTATCGAATCCCAATTCATCAAAAACACCTGGGGCTGCTAACCCACCTGTCATACCACCATGTACTAAAAATGGATCAAACTGAACTGACCCAGATGGTGTTCTTCGCATGATTTCACCCATCTGTCTAGCTACAGGTTTTGATGGCATTGAACCAGCACCTGAATATGGTGGGGCTGGTACTACATATGATAAATCTCTTGGATCACCAGTAGTCAACTCAGTTAATTCTGGTGTTCTAGAATACAAATCAAACGCAGTTGTAGCAACTCTTGGTCTTCCCCAAGCGTCCATTAAAGTAAATTCACTAGGTCCTTCTTTCGTTTGCATGTCTAAACGTGTCGATTCCCATGATTTGACATCTGCAACAGCTGCTCTATATTCTTTAGCGAAAGCATAAGGATCAGTTAAAACACCTATAGCTTGTTCGTCTGATATAAGTCCATTTACCCAGTCAGACTGTAATTGTTCTATAGCTTGTTCTACTCTATTCTCAGAACCTGGTGACCTCTTGTCACCTATCATGCTTCTATATTTTTGATAAAGTGCTGGTTGTGATAAATTTCCTTCATAACGTGCTGGTTTTTCGAAACCTGTTAAATCTAATGGTGTTGCCATAATTAACTATCTCCTAGTGGTGGTATTAAACCTAAATTTGATAATCTGTTTTCTGTACTTTGAGCTCCTGGTCTTGGTGTACCTGGTGGAACAGTTCCAGCAGGTGCTGCAGGCATTGGAGGTGGAACACCAAGTGCTGCATTAGGCATAACTGTTGGTGGTAACATTGGACCTGCGCCTCCTTGTGGCATCATACCTGGTGGCATCATACCTGGTGGTGGCATACCTTGTGGCTGTGGTGGTACTTGTGGCTGTGTAGCCTGACCTACCATTTGCATTTCTTCTATTCGTTTAGTCATAAACAAACGTCTTAATTCTTCTTGATATAATTCAGCCAAATCTTCTCTTCCTTGTCGATTAGCTGATTGTAACAATGACCATAGTGCAGCTTCAGGCAACATTCGTTCTGCTATTTGTGTTTTTATAGAATCTTCCATTTGATCTGCTGATTGTAAACCTAAGATATTATCTCTGATATATGTATCTGGCAGTAATGGTGATTCGCCTTCTCTGGCAATTTGAGCCATAGACATCTTGCCCATATCGTCTTGTGGTAGTTTTCCTATGAAGCTAACTTCAACATCACCAGCATTACGAATCATATCTGGTGTAACTTCTTCTCTAAAGTACATTCTATTTTTATCTTGTCCACTGACTTCGATTGACTTAAATGCACCAGTTATGTATTGATCGCACATAAGTTGGAAGATAGATTTGTGTGCTTTTTCCATAGCTTGTAGTCTTGGTACAAGCACTGATTCGACACCTTGTCTCAATGTATTTATGGCAAATCCTGATAATTGAAATTCTAATTGACCATAAATAGAATGAGGCAAACCACCTCTTTGCATTTCACCAGACACTAACCCCATGAAAGCACCAGATTCTTTAGCCATCTCCAACAAACCTAATGGCTCTACTTCTTCGCCTTGCCCCAAAGCAATTTCTGAACCCTCTTTATACGGGTCTTCTTCTAATGTTTTCGTACCATCTCTGGATTTAACTTTCAGACCTTGTTTTCTTGATCGTGCTGTCAGCTCTAACATAACACTCATCATAAAATTATGTTTGTCAAATAGTTCCCTAGAAGATTTGTAACATGATTCCCCATAATCTTCTATTGTATCTAAGTTACCTGTATCTGATATTGCCTGAACTAAAGGTTGAGCTCCTACTGGTCCTATTATCACAGGAACTTTTTCAGAACCATGTTTAGTTCTTTTCTTTAAGACTATCTCATCTGTGCATACGATATTATCTTCTGAATCATAGAAATCATATACATCAATACCATCATCGTCATCAGGTCCTTGTCCTTCGCTTTGAAGTTTTACACCCCAAATGGCTTCTATTTCTGCAGGAGTCTTTTTGGTCTTATAACAAGCCCAGGCTAAACCCTTCTTTCCTTCACCCCAGTATGTATGAAGTGGGTCCCATGGTTGAATCTCCACATTAGTTTCGCCTTCGTCATCTTTGACCATTAATGCTCTAGCCGCATACCATCCTCGTAAAGTTATAAACCAAGCAAGTTGTTGTCTGATAGTAGGTTGAAATCTATTTATCAATCTATCGTCAGCGGCTTTAACCAGACCAATTAAGAATCTTTCTTTAGCATCATTGTTTTCTCTATCTTCTCTTTGTGAATTTGCATATGGAATTCTAACTACCATTTCGGCAGACGTAAGCCATGATATTAATTTATCTGCATATACCTGAGGTTCATTAGATGTGTATGACTGGAATCCTTCACCAGCATCAAATTCTTCTAAACGATAAAGTTTGTGATCGTCATCCATCCGAGTACGAAGTGGTTCTGTGAGATCGTAATGATTATCTACTAAGGCAATAATTTCTTCTGGTTTATAGTTAGCCATTTACCACCTTTTGACCTTTATAGTTTTACTTTCAGTTATATAGCCATAGCCATACCTATTAATCAAACCATAGATGACTGCCTTTATACCATGATTGTATCTATCCTCTGGTGTGTCACCTATTATTGTACCATCTCTGTCCATTTTCCACCTATATACTCTTGTTTGTTCGTCAAATGGATTAGGTTTTATGCCGAATTCCGACAATATGCCTTCGCATTTTGGGTTAAATACTATTCTTGGCTCTCTTTTTTCTACAGGATCGGTTTTTAAAAATGATTTTAACTTTTCTGTTCCGTCATTTATGCGTATTTTCTGTGAATCAAAATATATTCCAGTTTTTTCCATCCATACTTCAGCTGGTGCAGCCATAGCTTGATGTTGAAAACCAGCTATATCTATGACACCAAACCTTGCATCTTTCCACCACACTTTAGACTGTGCTATTTCTATAATTTCGTCTGTTACCAAGTCTCTTTCGTATATTTCGTCTATTACACGTACCTGATCGTTAACAATTTGTACTATTTCACAAGCATATGCTTCTGAATAACCTGGATCAATCCAAATATGTACTGGTACACCAGGTTCATACTCTACATTTTGCACATGTATATCTGGTCTCATTTCAGTAAACACCAGACCTTTAGGTGGTGATGGTATTCCTTCGATTCTTTCCATAAAGAAGTCATCAGAAGATGCTTTTTCTAATGCTAAAATCTCAGCATCTTGTCTTCCACCAGGATATAAGTGTTGATTTGAGTAGCTTGGTAATGAGAATGATCTTTCGTCTGCGTTAGAAGAATGTTGCCATGCCTGAAACATTTGTGGATACCAACCTAATGAACCTTCAAATGTACCTGATAAGAATAACCATCCTCGTTTTGGGGCGCATCTGCCTCGTAGTCTATGGAATGTATCTAGGTCTAGCTGTGATGCTTCACAACCTATGATTCCATCAGGAGCCCTCATAGCCAGTGTTCTTGGGTCTTTAGCTGATTTAGTTTCTATTCTAGTTCCGTCTGCCAGAACTATTTTTCCTGGGTCTACTCTTTTAGATGATTCTTTCAGTAATCCCATAGATGCGAAATCTTGTACTAAGTATTCGAATTCTGCTTTAGTTCTTTCATAATCTGCTGCTACTAGCCAGTACAATCCAGGTTCGTCTGTTTCTGTGAAACGTGATATCAGATATTTGCTGGCAACCACTGATTTACCTGCTTGTTCACCACCTGCTACTAGTGTAAATCTTTTACGTGATTCTAGTATAGGTTTTTGCAATTCTGTAGGATCAAATCCAATCTTACTATAAAGTAAATCAGCTATACTTTTTATTTCAGATGTGGTTTCTGTAACCATTATTTCTTACTTTTTTTATTTTTTAATATTTTTTTTAGTTTAGTCTCTGGTGATTCTACGACTTCTATTACTTGTGATTCATTTGCTAGTAACTTAGTAGCATTTCGTAGTTCTTTGATTACTTCTTGTGCAGTTTCATCTGTGTTTGTACCTTGTGGTTTATACAATTCTGGGTAGTGTGCATTTAGCATAGACAATAGAAGTATAGGATTATCTTTAGGTCCTTGATTTTCTACTCTTTCCAAAGCTATATCTTGTAATTTCTCACGAAAATTTATTTTACATTCTTCGAATTTATCTCTGAAGTCATTTACATCGTGTACTGTCCAGTATCTGATAGTATTTCTATCGAGGTCTATTTTTTGGCACACTGATCTGACTGTACCCATTTCGCTATAGAACTTCAGAAATATATCTTGTCTGGTTTTTATATCTTCTGGTCGATTGCTATGTTTATTCCCTACTGGGACAGGTGTATCCTTTTTCATTTATGTGTCCATTCCTGACATTTATATGACCATTCGTAGCTAATTCATCGGTCATAAAATTATTTTTTCTTCATTTTTTTACCAGTTTTCTTGGCATAGTTTTTAGCTTTTGCCATACCAGATTTAGTGTACGGAAATTTCTTTTTACCTACTTTAGGCATAATTTACCTCCATGATACAGGAATTTTGTCTTCTAATATAAAATACCACACATGTTCATTTTCGCAAACAGTCCGTAATAAATTACTCCTGACAGTTTTCTTAGATTTATATAAAACTTTATTTTTGACACATGTCGGACATCTGCTATGGAGTATTATCTTTTCGAATCCTGATTTATATAATTTGAACTCTGCACACACTTCTATATCAGGGTACCCATGTTTAGGTCTATCTTGTCTTTTCTCTTCAATCAAAGATTCATCATAGGGAACGATGTGTCTGTTTTTATATTCCCTAGGTGGTTTATTTGGTTCTGTCGTATATGTATATTTAGCCCATCCACAATGTATGCAACAAATCTCTGTGTACCCTGTATATCCGAAAATACTCCCAGAATCACTAATTTGACCAGAACATCTAGGACAAACCTGTAGTATCGATAACATGAAGCTATGCTAACATAGAAGTGCAAGGGTCGTAAATTGAGAATATGGGCATTGCCGCTACCATAATAATAGTGTGTCCATAAATCAAACGTCTAGCAATGCGTTCTCATGCTAAACTAGATTGCCCTTGCCACAAACAATTGATACAATGAAGTGGGCTGGCGATTCATGTACAGCTTCTACTGTACTCTTTTCGTTGTTCATAGTGGTTATTGGTATACGATTGACACATCCCAGCCCTCCAACTTATAATCAAACACACTATTATTACTCCGTTTCAATGATAGTACGTGTAAAACCATAGATGTAGTTCTGGCAGGAATCCATCTTTGGACACAAAACAACAGTGACCCAGTAGTCTAACCACGAAAAGTCACTGTTGGAAACACCATCCCCCCACCAC